TCAACTGTTGATGGAACAGACGGACTAGGTGGTGGAGGAGGAGGTGGTGCAAATACCACTGGCGGTAGCGGTGTAGTAATAATAAGATATTTGTATCAATAAATTATTAAGCGGCTATTTTTTGTATATTTGTTGTTATAGTTTGTATTTTTTTAATAACTGATTTATCATATAGAACTAATTTGGCCCCCGAATGTAATGGCTTCGGCCAATTACCTATATCAACCCAACAATAACCACTAGATTCGTTGTTTAATGTTGGAACAAATTCGTCATAACAAGCAATAACAAATGTTTTATAATTAAATCCATTTTCGGATTCAAATATATGTAAGGGGTATATTTTATGGGAAACAGGAAGTTCGCCCATTTCTTCTGCTAATTCTCGTTCTAATGTTTCTAATGGTTGTTCATCATTTTCTGCTTTACCGCCCCAAAATGCCCAAGTGCCAGAATGACTGACATTTTTTGAACGCATTTGAAGTAATATTCTGTTAGTAGGTAAAGATAAAAAGATAGCACCTACTCCGCTAATCATATATATAATCTCCAATAGCCGACTGGATAGTTTGCTTCAATTGCACTAATCCATTCGATACCATTCCATTTCCATTTTTTACTATCTTGTGCATTTTGTGTAAATTTTACAGTTCCCCATGTGTGTCCTGCATTTTCACATGTAGATTTAACTGTATGTTCTTTTTCAGGACAACCCATATAGGCGGCACTTGCATCAAAATTTACAGACCATGCAGTAGAGGCTTCACTATACTGTATTATATCATACTTATTACCTATAGCAGTTCCCCAAACACCATCCGATGGTACTTCGTTTAAAATCAAATATCGTTGACCATCAGCCGCCGGAGGTAAAGTACCATCTCCGGGATAAGCGACTGTGGGATCTATAATAGCATCTACTGTAGCAGTATCTGCTGAATTTGAAGGTAAAGTATCGATGTCTATCGTTGCTGTAAGTTGTTGGTCGTCCGGATTAGATAAAGTACCATATACTTGAAAATTTGCGTCGCTTTCTACTAAAGCATCCATTAATTTAATTTGGCTAATTCCTGTTCTTAATTCACCTGATCGTTGTTTAAACATATCATTCCATGTATCAGTAGTAACAGATCCGTCTTTATCAAGCAATGTTAATAAGTCACCAGTTAAATTTACGACCTTATCACCAAATGTTGTTACCATATAACTAGAATCGGCACCTGGAATTGTCCCAGAATTTTTAAATTGCGCCATTTCTGCAGATGATTTTGCAGTAACAACAGAAGAAATAATTTGATGAATAAGTTTTTGTTTTGTAACTCTTGCCGGAACAGTTAAATGTATAGGCATTTTAAACATCAATGTTGCAATGTCTATAGTATCTTCTACTCCTGTGGGTATGGATCTATTTGTCCATTGTACACTAGTTAATTCTACAATAGACAATCTTGTCCAATCAAATGGATTATCTGTAGCATTAATATCAACAGAAGGATTATATAAAGTTAAAATTTGTTCTAATAATTGAAATTTTTGATCACTATTACTTGTCCATATATCTACTTGCATTGTTAAATTATAAGGAACAGGCATGTGTCGTTCAATTTGATATGTGTTACCTAATTCATTATCATATTGATTTGTTGTATAGTTAAACTTTTTTTCAAACACCTGTACTTTATCTACTTCCATTGGAGCTCGTCTAGATTCAGGACTTGTTTCTAATGCTTGAATCCAACAACTAATAAATGGTGCAGAATTTATTACATTTTCTGAATTTTGTTTTAAAATATGCATTGCCATACGGTTAGCATCACCGTATCTAACAGGGACAGTTCTATATGTTTCTGTTTCTCTATCTATTTCAATTTGAAAATTTGCAAATAATCGCATAAATTGTTGCAAATATCTACGAGTTTGTTTATCGTAAAAAAAGTCCATTATACATCACTCTTTGGTTTTATTACACTAGATAATCCTTGTTTAGATTTAACATCTTCGCCTGGCATAGACATTGTATCGGGATTGTTTGTAAATCTTCGTTGCGAAAACGTTCTTGTTTCCCAACTATCATCATTAGGATTATGATCTGCCGTATATGTCCATAATGTACCTACCCGTTTATACAATCTATTTGGTGAAAAATCAGTACGTACAAAGAAATCACCTTCGGTTGGGTTTGCTGGAAATTGTGTTCCGTTTGCTGACAAAATAGAATCATAATCAAATAAATGTGAGGTATCTAAAATACCTTTATTTTCTTGTTCTGCGGCTTCTATAATAGTATCAGATATTTCTATCTCAGATGCATATGTACTAAGTATATCTGTATCGGTTTCCATGATATCTTGAAATTCTTGTGTGTCAGTCATAGGACCTACTTTAACACGCCATATATGGGGCCACCAAGATTGAGAAAATCCTTCTGAAGCCCTATTAGCATCTTCAACTACATAAAATTTATTAATACCATTTAAATTTGGATCCAATAATGTATCATCACGTAAATGAGGTACTTCTAATACATCACCGGACATTAATTTTCTGCCAAGTTTGGCTATCATATCATTAATGTGAAATGATACAAATAAATTATCTGCTGTTAAAAAGAATCCAAATTGGGAAAGATCAAAATCGTTATCACTTACATTATATAGGCCACGTAATTCGTAAATATCAGGATCATATTTTCTATCCCTATTTTCCATCAATAACATGTCTTGTATTGTTATTTCAGAAGCACCATCTGCTGATGCATGGTGATTGGGTTGGGTTGGATCGTTTTGTTCGCCTACATTTTCTGGTCCCAAGTATTTGTGTACCAAAAAGGCAGTTCCGCCCACTTCAAATTGTTCTCTAATATTTGAATCGAAAAAGTTATAATCGTTGGACTTTTCTTGTCGCCAAAGGCTAAGTCGGGGCATATATCATTCCTTATTCTTAATATTTATCGAAATGTTGTACCCTACTAGATCAAACAATAGTATCTATAATAACTTTTGTGATATCATATGGATTAGCATTAGATGCAGGTCGTCTATCTTCTAAGTAACCGGTTGTATAATTAGACTCAACTGTCTCAAGAGGTATTCTTACACTTGCACCTCTATCACCTTCGCCGTAAGTAAACTGATCAATGGATGCTGTCTCGTGTTTACCAGTCAGTCTTTGATCATTATCTTTTCCATATACTGCTATGTGTTCGGCATGTCGGTCTTTCATCTTATCTAATATAACATGATAGACACCTAACTGAGAATCGTTTCTCATCTCGTCTGTGCTAAAGTTTGTGTGCATACCGGATCCATTCCAGTCACCCTTAATAGGTTTAGGTTCTATATTAATATCACAGCCATGCTCTTCTGCAACTCTCTCTAAAATATATCGTGACATCCAAAGATCGTCACCAGCATTCTTTGCACCTTTACTAAACACTTGATATTCCCATTGGCCAAGAGCAACTTCAGCGTTTGTTCCAGTAATATCAATCTCTGCATCAATACATGCATCCATATGATCCGAAACTACTTTTCTTCCTGCAACTTTACTTGCACCTACACCACAGTAATATGGTCCTTGAGGTCCAGGCTCTCCGTTTGCCCAGCCTAGTGGTTTACCAGTACCATTTGTTATAAAGTATTCTTGTTCAAATCCAAACCAATAATCATCGGAGTCTTCGAATGTTATTGCTTCTCTCTTTTCAGTTGAACACATAACAAGCCACCCTGATGGTTGGAATGGGTTATGATAAAGTTTAACAGGGGTTAGTGTACAATCAGAACGATTGCCTGGCGCTTGATCAGTAGATGAACCATCATAACCCCAGATCGGAACTAGTTCTAACTTATTAATATCACCATCGGCGACTTTTGTTTTACTTCGTAATTGCTCATTAGCATCGAGCCATACGTATTCTAGTACTGTCTTCATATTGTTTTCCTTTTGAAAACGCTTAATTTTGTGTTGAAAATATAAGCAACGTTTTTGAAAATTTTCATCTATTTTCCTTTAAAAATGCATAAAAATGTCACGTTTTTCTAATGTATATTTAGCTCGTTATAGTACAATTTAACTAGATACGGGAAATTTAAAATTTTTTGCTAAAATATCTAGCACGGTGTATAAAAAATAAATACGTATGGAAACCTATTATTAGGAAACCATATTAATAATTAAATAGCAAGGTAATGTGTGTTTCTTTCAAACAATCAACAAAATTCGGAAAAAAAAATGAGGCTTGCTATTATTGGGGCCGGACGAATAGGACTGGCTGTAAAACAATTACTACAAGATGATTTTGAAATACAAATTTGTGATACAAGAGTTGCTGCCGACACAGCCGGTATATCTGGCATTGATTGGATTGATGCTTCTGATACTAAAATGTTAAGCCAATATTTAGATTATTCAGATGTTGTTCTTTCGGCTACTAATTTCAAACTTAATAAAAACATATTACAACTTGCATTAAAAAAAGGAAAACATTATATTGATTTAACCGAAGATGTTAATACAACAAACTGGATTCAAGAACATTCAAAAGACGCTAGTGTATCGGTTATTCCTCAATGTGGCTTGGCACCAGGGGCAATTAATATTATCGGAGGACATTTAGCAAGCCAATTTGAAAAACTTGTGTCGCTTAAACTTCGGGTAGGTGCATTACCTTTATATCCAGCAAATAGAATGTCATATTATTTGAGTTGGAATACTGCTGGCTTATTAAATGAATATGTTAATCTATGTGATGCTATTGTTGATGGCACACGAATGAAAGTTAAACCACTTGAAGGTGTAGAAAAAATTATAATAGATGGTATCGAATATGAAGCATTTAATACATCAGGTGGCGTAGGCACATTAACTGATACATATTGGTTAAAAATAAATGAATTAGATTACAAAACAATTCGATATCCCGGACACGTAGATTATTTGCGTTTTATGTTCGAAGACCTAGGACTTAAAAATAATATAGAATTAGCAAATAACATTTTTAATCAAAATGTACCTACAACAACAGATGATGTGGTGATATTTTTTGTAAAAGCAACTGGATATAACAACGGTAATATAACAGAGAAAAATTGGGTCTGTAAAATATATAGTAAAGATGGGTTAACTGCCATTGAACGAGCAACTGCAAGCGGTGTTGCTGAAGTTTTATGTATGCTTAAAGACAAAAAATTAAAATCCGGGTTTGTTAAACAAGAAGACGTGCCATTTAATGATTTTATTAATGGTAAATTTGGTGCAATATACAAAACAATTTAAAGGAAAAAAATGATGAAAACGCTATTATTAGTTTTTATAATGATGGCAACATGGATAGTTGTTGGTTGCGAAACAGTAAGACAGGCCGGATGTTACGGCCACTGGGTTAAAGGTCCTGGACCTCAAAGAGGAACTAGGGAACTTAATCGAGATTCCCATTTACCTTATTTCCAATGTGTAGATGAGAATAACAAAGGTAACAATTTAGAGAAAAGGAGAGACTTATGAGTGGTATGTGGGTAGGAATTATATTTCTTATAAACACCGCGTGGGTTAGTGTCCCACCATCAATTGATTCAAAGGGTCGGTTAACAGAACCACCGGATGTAGTGTTTGGATTGAATAATGAATATTTTAAATCTGAAAAAATATGTTGGGAATACTTTGATAACCATCCATCTTTTAAAGTGTTAGATGTATATAATCGTGATTATTACGATATTGAATCTAAAATAAAAAGATACGTAATAAAGCATGTCGGTACTGCTTATGTTGCGTGTAAAGAAGATACAACAACAATACAACATGGATCATTTCATAAGCATATCCATGATTCCCACGATAAATAAATATTTAAACTAAACTGGCTCTGGGGGTAGGATTCGAACCTACACGCCCCTCTGCAAAAGGGACAATACGCAAACAACGCACCACGTCTACCGTTTCGTCACCCCAGAGTCTGT